TGGATATTTTTGGTCATACTTGAAGTTTTTTTTTTCAGGCAAGTTACTGCCTTGTTTTGTCACGGTTTTAACAAATTTCATTATTTGTCTTGGTGCCTTATCACCCGCGCTGTCGAAAAAGAATATGGTGCCCTTTTTAATATTTATAAACAATGATATCCAATGTTCACCTCCCTTGGTATGCGGGTCCGTATTAAACACGACACCGATTTTATTCTTTCCGTTTTTGATTTGTTCGGCTAAATCAAAATGACATAGTTCTTCCCAAACGCATTCGCCATATAATTTATGGGTGTCGTAGTCGATTGGGGACGGGCCTAAAAACTCGAAACACTTGTATGATTTTTCATATTGGTTCATCACTTCAATAATATCGATGCTGGAGAGCCACTCTCTTGGGTTCTTTTTCCATTCAATTGGCGACACGGGGGCAAATGATTCGAGTAATTCCTTTTCCATTTTGGTTCCTTTTGTCATTTGACGCACCCAACACGATTCCTTGTTACAGATTTTTGTATAATAGTTTTTCAACATTGCCCATATTTCTTTTGAGTCATTTGTTGTAATCTTTTTGTCAGGGTGCCTAGCGTTCCACATATCGCGCAACTTTTGTAAGTCAGTATCGGTATAACATGTGTATTCTTTGACTTCGTTTTTATCCTTAGGACTACAATTTAGTTTTTTAAACTGTTTTTCATTATCTTCTAAAACCATAGTTTTGTTATTTAACCTTAGTTTTTTCGTTTTTTTCCTTTTGCTAGTCTTATATCGTCCTTTATTGTTATGTTTACTGTTTTGTCTTTTTGTTTTTATCATTTGTTTTGTCTTCATATAATCTATTAATATTTTTCTTTTCTGTATTTTTATAATTGGATGGCGATTCAATGACAACACCTTTACTAGATATTTCAGCAGTGGCGTCCTTGCGCCTGGGTATAATTTGGTTTTGTTTGTATGTCTGACGCACTTTGCTAAACCAATCCAGTGGCAGTTGCTGAATATCATCTACACCTTTGGACTTTGTATTTGTGAATTTCTTATACCTTGTTTTGTTTATAGTGGTGGATTGCGTTTTAAAAAATGGAACTGCTTTTCTTGTTTCTAACTCTTCTTCTTCTTCATCTTCTTCTTCTTCTTCATCTTCTTCTTCATCTTCATCTTCATCTTCTTCTTCATCTTCTTCATCTTCTTCTTCTAAGTCTTCTAAGCTTTCAGCTGCGCTTAAGACTGTTGCGTCTTCTTCTTTATCAGCTTCTTCTGCTGCGCTTGAAAATGTTTCATTATTTGACTCCTTCATTTTCAGATAATAGATACTCTTCTCAACAAAATATGTATAACTATGTTTGACATCTTCTAACAAATCATCAGGTAAATCGTCATTTATCATTTTTAAAAACAGATCCACGATTTTGTCTTTATAAATCTCCATATCTGTCTTTATTTTGTCTTCCTCCTTTTGCTTAATCTTTTTATTCAGTTTTTGTAATTGTTGTTTACTTATTAAGAAATTCAATGTGATTTGATTTACTAAATCGTCTGACATTTTATGAATATAATAAATGATAATAGAATATAATTTGTTATAAATTGTAATAAAATGTAATAAATTGTAATAAAATGTAATAAATTGTAATAAAATGTAATAAAATGTAATAAATTGTAATAAAATGTAATAAGTGTTATTTTATTTATACAGTAGTTGGTTTCGTCAAATCCTTCACTTGTTGTCGTGTGGCATTATTGAACAGACCGTATCCAATTACATCTGGATTAGGATTGGGATTAAATGAATTAAAATGTTCGTTTTTAAATAACTCGGGAAAGGGTTGCGCAATTGAATTATTTTGGTTCCAGCCATACTTATATAAATCACTGTTACTACTGGGCACATAAAATGCCTGACTACATTCTTGTAAAGCATTGATTTGACCTCTTAAATCAGACTCCTTATTTACATTTGATGCGAACCCAGACCATGGTCCAAAATCGTTGCCGGGATTGAATGTGTTTCTAGTATTAAACGTGGCTTGTTGCGTTAATGGCGTCTGAATAGGAGTTCTTAAGTCAACAATTGGCATCAATGCGTATTTGGTGGAAACCGCGCGCGCGTCTAAATAAGGCTGTAATTGACTGCTGGGAATGTTGCGACTATAAGCACGACTATTCATTGTACTTGCTTTTTGAGAAGATGTTTGGTCATTGTATTCAAATGCGTTCATTATTATAATATCATAACAAAATAAAATATAATATTTATTAAAATGTATTAGATACAATTGTCTTAATTGTATTAATAATGTGTGGAATTTTTGCTTTATTAAATTATAAAAATGAAGAGGAGCCTAATGCAGACGGAAGTAGTACTAGTGCAAACGATAGTAGTATAAAGAAGCCTGTAAATAAAAACACTGACCAAGAATTCATCAAGGCGCAGTTTGAAAAGGGTCAGCACAGAGGGCCAGAATTCTCCGAAATATTGTTACACGAGGAGGAGAAGTATATTCAAGGCTTCCATCGACTGGCGATTAACGGCCTAACCAGTTTATCCAATCAGCCGCTAAATATATGGAATTGTAGTTTAATATGTAACGGAGAAATCTATAATTACAAGAAATTATATGAGCTAATGAAAATCGAGCCTAAAACTGAATCAGACTGCGAAGTCATTGTTTACTTATACAGAAAATATGGTATTGAGCATGCGATTAAAATGTTGGACGGTGTATTCTCCTTTATATTATACGACTACGAGTATAATACTATTTTTGTTGCTAGAGACCCCTATGGTGTAAGACCGTTATATTATTTTTCTTCAAGAGATGATAGCGGTGTGATTGGTTACGCATCCGAACTCAAAATGCTCTGTGAAATGGCGAATGTTGAGGAGCAACCCGTCATGTATTTTCCCACGGGGTCATATGTTCAGCACGTTTTAATTGACGGTAACTGGATAATGTGTCCACATATCAAATATCATATTCCGTCTTTTGCGTATTCATATCCTCAGGCATTATATGAGCTTCAACAAAAAACACGTGAAACAATATTCCAATATTATATTGCTGGAATACATGATAAATTGGAATCAGCGGTTAAGAAGAGGTATCTAAATACCGAGAGACCCATTGCTTGTTTGCTATCTGGTGGCCTAGACAGCAGTTTAATTACCGCGATGGTTCAGAAAATCCATAGCAGAAATATTCCCAAGGGATACACGAGACCCAAGGTGAATTTAGAGACCTATAGTATTGGATTGCCCGACTCAGAAGACCTGGCATATGCACGCATGGTGGCAAATTATATCAAATCAAATCACACTGAAATCACCGTGAGCGAGGATGTTATGATTGATGTTATTCCAGAGGTGATCAAGGCAATCGAGAGTTATGATGTCACGACTATACGAGCCAGTCTTGGCAACTATTTACTAGGGAAATTCATATCTAGAAACAGTAACGCGAAGGTGATTTTTAATGGTGACGGTTCCGATGAGGTCTGTGGTGGTTATTTGTATATGAACAAGTGCCCAGACTCAATTGAGTTCGATAGAGAGACACATCGTTTGTTACGAGATATATATATGTATGATGTGTTGCGTTCAGACAAGAGTATTTCGTCGAATGGTCTGGAGCCAAGAACGCCATTTTTAGATAAAGAGTTTGTGAATTTCTATTTGTCGATACCTGTGGAATTCCGTAATCACAATGTCACTGGAACAATGGAGAAATTTTTACTAAGAAGTGCTTTTCAGAAGGACAAATTGCTGCCGGACGAGATCCTTTGGCGCAAGAAGGAGGCGTTTAGTGACGGGGTTAGCACCAAGAGCAGGTCATTATTTACTGTCTTACAAGAAAGTATTGTGAAAACTTTTATGGTAGATAGTAATTTAAGTCCTAGAGAGAAAGAGAAGCTGTATTATAAGCATATTTTTGACAAGGAGTTTCCTAATCAGTCGCATATAATGTCTTACTATTGGATGCCGAAATATGTGTCGGCGAAGGATCCGAGTGCCCGAACATTGGCAATTTACGATGATGAAAATGCGACTGATGTTGACATGGATGATAGTGATGATGAAAATGAAAATGAAAAGGAAACGATCGATATAAGCGTTATTGATAAAGAGATAAAAGAAGAGAAAAAGGAAGAAGTCAAAGAAGAGAAAAAGGAAGAAGTCAAAGTAGAAACCAAAGTAGAAGAGAAGAAGAAGAAAGTATATAAGAAAAAGGAGAAAACTGAAGAGAAACCTGAGAAGCCTGAAGAGAAACCTGAGAAAAAGGAGAAAAAGGAAAAAAAGGAGAAACCTGAGAAAAAGGAGAAGTCTGAGAAAAAGGAGAAGCCTGAGAAAAAGGAGAAACCTGAGAAAAAGGAGAAACCTGAGAAAGCTTAAATAAATAAAGGGTAATAAAATAAAATAATATATAATATATTTGATTATATTATATATAACAAAATGAATTTGTATCTAATCCAGAAAAATGGATTTTCTGTTATTATATATCTAACATGGGTTCTGTATTTTGCGATTTTATTAGGTCTGTCAGCAAACGCACCACAATATTTAGATGACCTACAATATTACGTCAAAATGTATGTCAGTTTGTTTTTAATTGTGCGATTTAATCCATTTACTCGCGTTCGTTTTAATGAATTGGACGGAAAAATCGCATTTAGTGCTGGTGTGTTTTTAATAACAACTACGGCGATAAATGAATTATTACAAATGTATTTAGAAAAATTAAAAGGTGGTTTACAAGTCTTTCGACTATAGAATGCCACTATAGACGTTTGTTTTTTATAGTTTTACTTGTAGTTTTTGTAGGGTTTTTAATATGTTTTCTATTCTTAACCGTTGTATTACTATTTGTATTTGTATTTGTATTTGTATTTATGATCTTCCGATTGAAAAACGTGTGTAAATGATGGAGTATTTTTTTGGACAACATTGCGTCAATTTCGTGTTCTAAAGGCGGCTTCTCTACATACGTGTGTTTATAGCGCTTCATCCCGACAATAATTGCCTCCTTCATCGATGTAGGGGTGTTTTTGAAAAGCAATCCGCTGGCAATAAATCGGTCGGTAATGGTCTCAAATGGCAGGTCATATGTATACGGTTTGATGTGTATATAATATATATTATCGTTAGTCATACCGGGGTGAAATACGTCATCAATAAAGCATATTTGTGTGGTTTCGGGTATTTTAGTACAACTAATGAAATCCTTATGTGTTTTCATATGTGTAGTTCGACATAATTCAACTTGTTTCCCATTGACTTTGAATGCGCCAATGATTTGGTCAAATAATATAAATTTTAGTTTGTCTTCGAAATAGCCTTTGATTTGCTGAGCCCATTCAGGTGGACCTTGGTTGTTAGTATAAATCATTAATTTGTGACAGTGTTGGTCCTGTTTTTTTTGTTTTAGATATTTTAATATGTTTAAAATATTTGGACGTGTGAACTCGGGATATAAATCCAATAGTTTATTGAATAGGCTTTGGTCAAATACTGTATTTGTATTTGTATTTTCTTCCTTTTTATAATACTGCTTCAATGTGTCCCAAAACATGCCAAACTCTACAAAATAACCTAGAGTTTCGTCTAAATCAAATACTACTATTTTAGAACCGCAATTCATACAATAACATATATTATATTGTATGATATTATAAAACAAAAAATAAAATATTGTAAATAAATATAGACACTTATGTCTACTGAATTAACTAATAAAGATTATGCCAGTATCTTGAACTTTTATAAAATGAAAATCCCCAAATCGAAACGGCTTTTGAAGAAACAGGCAGAAGAGATTATGTCTCAAAAACTTTGTAGATGTATTAAGAAGGTTGATGTTAAGAATGAGGCTAAATCAATTGGCATCTGTACTAAGACAATATTTGTTAACAAGGGTTACACCCGCGGTAAATTTACTTGTAAAAAAAATCGGACGGTTAAGTTTAGAAGAAGGTAAAATAATATTTGTTTATATAATTTATATAATGTTTGGAAAAACGAATTTGTTTATGCCTGTTAAAAAAACGGTTGCTAAGCCTACTGTTTCTAAGCCGGTTCCTAGACCGCAGGTCAAAGTCAATGTTCCTGTTCCTGTGACTGTTTCTAAGCCTGTGACTGTTCCCGAGCCTCAGGTCAAAGTCAATGGAGACGGTTCAGTCCATGTGTTACTAATTGAAGCCGACAATGCGCGTAGTCTAGGTGGTTCTTGTTTAAGAGATATAGTAAATATTGACTATTATACGAATGAATTTTCTAAACAAAATAACATCAAAAGGGGACAAACATTTGTTCTATCTATCGACAACGACACAAAAATACAATCCAAATTCACTACTAAAAATATTGTATTTGATAAATTAAATAATTATAAAACAGCTTTTGCTGCGTTCACAAATAATGTCTTGCCAAATGATTATGTTATAATACTTATATCGGGTCATGGATATCAGCGTGCTTCAAAAACATCCGAAGAAACAGACCGTTTAGACGAATATATTGCTTACAATGGCGGTATTATTTTGGATAACGAAATAAACACATTATTGGTTTCTAAATTGGGGAAAAGCAAACGTGCTGTTTGTTTAGGAGATACTTGTCACTCTGGAACATTATTTGATATTGATATTAAGAGTTCGTCAAATGTATATTCGTTGAGTGCGTGTTTAGACAATCAATTGGATTCTTGTGATATTGGTTATAATGCCGGATTTGGTGGCGCATTAACGGTTCAATTATTAGATATTGAGAATTCTATAAAAACAATGCTGCTTGGTAATAAGGATGACATAAATAAAATGGTTTCTAAATTATCTCTAAAATTACAGTTATTAAATCAGAAACCTTTACTCTGTGGAATGTAAAATTTAATAAATCTAATTCTAAATCTAAATCTAAATCTAAATCTAAATCTAATTCTAAATCTAAATCTAAATATAATTTTAACTTCTAAATATAAAATGAATACTACTATGAAAAAGAAAAACAACTATGATATTATTATTATTGGGTCCGGAATTGCCGGTTTATATAGCGCTTATACCATTCAACGGTTAGCACCCAATAAGACCTTTCTGGTTTTAGAAAAATACAAAAAGAATTGGATTGGTGGGCGACTAAATAATGATGAGTTTTACGGAACTACTGTGGTTACGGGCGCCGGGATTGGCCGCAAAGATAAGGACCATTTGCTACAGGGGCTTCTAAAAGAGCTACATATTGAATATACTGATTTCAAATTAGACGTCAATTATGCCTTAGATGGCGATCCTGTTGATGTGAATAAAGTGTTCCAAATGTTAAAAAGGCATTATCTTAAGGATGAAAAAAGTTTAAAAAAAACATTCAAGCAATTCGCCAAACCACTTCTGGGTGCCAAATTATATGAACGATTTATTGAAACTATCGGGTATACTGATTATGAAAACGAGGATGTATCACAGACGCTATATAAATATGGGATGGATGATAATACAGGTGGACTAAATGGTCTGTATATTCCCTGGAAACAATTAATCCAAACACTGGTTCACAAAATTGGCACGCAATTTGTAAGGGCATCTAACAATGTTACGAGTATTCAGCTGACTGATACCGAGACTTTAAGAAAATACGTATTAGAAACCGACAAAGGTGTAAAATATTACTGCGACAAGGTTATAATAGCTACTACAATTACGGGTATACAAAAGTTGCTGCCTCAAATACTAAATAAGACCCAATATAGTCTTTATAATTATATAAAGGGACAACCATTTTTGCGACTGTATGCCAAGTTTCCCAAGGCATCCGCTGATATTATGCGACAATATGTGCCAACGTATACCATTGTGTCTGGACCATTACAGAAAATAATACCCATGTCTAAGGAAAAGGGCGTCTATATGATTGCTTATTCGGATAATGTCAATGCTGAAGTTTTGAAAGACTATTTAGAGAATACTGCGAAAAATCGTTTGTTTTTTTCCAAACTGTTAGAAGAGACGCTAAAAATTCCTCCAAATACATTACAAATTACAGCATTGCTTGATTTTTATTGGCCGATTGGCACACATTATTACAGTCCGTTGCCGAAAGGAATGACCGCAAATGAATATATACATTATATACAGCATCCTTTACCGGATATATTAGTTGTTGGTGAGGTTGTTGCGGAGAACCAAGGCTGGACCGAGGGTGCGTTAGATAGTGTTTCTAAAGCGTTAACCCAAAAATGGATTTGTAAATAAAATAATTTTATACAACGTTTATACGAAAAATATAAAATTATTTATCTGGATTATTGATTACTTGTTTGATTTAACGAGTAAATAATTGTCTTCGTCCCTTGAATTCGCCAAAACTTAGACCTAACACATCAAAGTAAAATGACTGAGTTGAATACCCAAGAGATGTATAGTATTTATACATACGCATAGTCGAGCCAGCGCCCGAGCTTGATCCATTCGCAATTAGTGAGCCGAGTGTTTTGCTTCCATTCGCGCCCGATATTCTTAAAGTTCTTAAACTGCCTGTGCCACTCATTATATATTTTAACGCAATATTTTATTTTTTTTGTTAGTGTTAGTTAAGATAAAATGTTAAGTTTACACCTTTGAAGATTTACACCATTTCTCATTCAATCTGCCCCTTTCAGGGGCAGAAATGACTGGATTGGAACCGTTACTTTGCGCATCTTCAATGCGAAAAGGTGTACAGTTCTTGAACCAAATAATACCCATGGTAGCCAATTGCCGCCATTCCCAACATCAATAGTATTTCAAAGAATTTTCTTGGTGTTTCTAAACCTTGGAACCCAATGTATACTAACAAAGGTCCGATAATAAGGAAATGGATGTAATTTACCCACGCACTTTGACTCTGTTTGTATTTATTATAAGCTAAATACATATGATATATTGTGATGAATGCGCCTAATACTAGCAAAAATGGAAACATTAGCTTTGGCATTGTATCCCTTTGAATTCCTACATATAAAAAGAGAGGACCAACTAACAAAATGTGGAATAAATGGATTATGAAATATTTGTCAATTTTCATTA